GAGTTCACATTTTAATTGATAAACATAATTTTTTCCTAACTGATAGAAAGGATCTTCATGCTCAACATATTTAATTTCAAATAATCGCTCTCCAAGGGGAAAATATACTAAATCACCTTCTCTGGGTCTACTTTTAACAATATCACTTTCATCTATAACAGATAAGAATGGCACAATAAATTCTTCAAATCTTTCTTTGGAAATTGTTAGTATAAGTTCATCTCTCACACTTACACCAAATTTTGTTAGAATATCTCCAGCACCAGAGTATCCATCAAAATTATTTACATATGCTTCAATAGAAAAATTATCATCAAATTTAGAAGTTTGAATTTCTTCAAGAATTGTTTTTTTATTTACATATTTTCTGGGAATATATGTAACCTCAACACCGTTAAATCGTAGGTGCTCATTAACCAAATTTTGAACCAATCTTTGTTCGGAAGAGGTTCCTTGTAAGAAAAAAGGATTAAGAGCCATTATCCAATAAAGTCGAGGGGTGGTAATTCGAACTCAGCCATCATTCTTGATCTAATGTCTGCAAGTTCTGATTCTGCTTGTTGCAATATTTCTCCGCCATTTAGTTCAAGTCCTCCAGGAAGTTTAACTCCCTTAAACTTGCTAAGATTTCTACCCCATTGCCTTTTAATTAAAGCAGTGAGATATAATTTCATAAAACTATCATTATAAATTTGAGTAAATGATTCTGGATCAAGTGCTCTATAACACTCTAAAACAATAAATTCATCTGCAGACTGAGAACCCCAATCAATATCAAGATATAGTCTATCCTGTCTCTTATTAAATCTAATTTGTTTATCGGTGGTCAATAAATGATCAATATCCTCAAGGTATGATTTAGTCATTGAATATTGTAAAAGTTCAACTGAATTAAAATAATATAAGTCGTTTAAAAACAGTTGATATTTAATACTGAACATTCCACCAGAGATAGAACTAGTATCAAATTTAAATATTTTTTCAATTCCAATTACAGAATCTGGAACTTGAATATAGTTGGATGTTTCATAAAAACTAAAAGTAGTTGCAGTTCCAACTATTGTAGAAGTTCCAGTGGTAGTTACAATTCCTACACCATTAGTCCCCTTTCCTCTACCTCTATCTACATCATCTTGAGTAATCTTATATTTAAGATACATTTTTTCAACACCATCAAAATGACGTTCGTTGAAATATTGAATGGCATCATCAACTAAATCATCAATTTGGTCATCATCCACGTTGATTTCCAACACTGGAGCGCCAAGTTGACGTAAACAGTAATCAATCAATCCTTGTCTAGTTGATGGTTTAGCCATATTAACCTTCTAATTTTTCTTTAAGATTGGCGTTTTCTTCTAATAGTTCGTTATAATCTTGCGATAAAGTTGCTAACTTTGCTTCAAGTAGAACATTTTGATTTGTTATTGATGCTAATCTAGAATTATAAATTTTAATTAGGACATTCACGTCCACTTCAGATTGATTTTCCATAGTATATTAAAACGCACCCCCATCTAAACTTGAAGTCCACTGAGGTTTATTATTATATATCACAGTAACTGTGCTAGGAACTGAAGAAAGATTCGTATTAGAACCTAAGGAACTTTCCTTTCTTAGATTATTAGTCGTATTAAAAGTTCCTTCAACACCAACTAAATTTACAGTGGTTGATGAATTAACATCCGTTTCCACGACACCAAATGCTCCTGTAGTATCTTGGATAATAATATCGCCCGCCAGAGCAGTGATTGCTACATTTAAAGTTAAAGTATTTTTAGTAACAGCAGTCAAAATCTGTTTTGAAGTAGATACTGGAGATGCAACTGCATTTGTGGATCTTTGAAGACCAGTATCATCAAAATAAACAACACCACCAGTAGAGTAATCACCAGATTGATAGTAAATCCCTTTAATATCCAGGAAACCTTTTACTCCAGTAACTATATTACCGGAAATAGTAGCATCAGGTACGTAAGTCCATCTTCTACTATCATCTGCATGAGTTCCATGATTATTCACATTTGCGGCACTAACAGCAATGGAATTATCATCCATACCAAAGAATCCAGTTTTATTATTTGAAGTTCCAGAACTGGTATTAAATGAGAAAGAAACACCTCTATCAGTATTAGTATCAAATCCGTGAGTTATCGTTAATTGTGTTCCGCTAGAAATACCTGCAGTTGTAGAATTATTGAGATTAATAGTATTAATATCAGGGTTAAACCAATCAATAGTGGTATTTGCTGGTATACCTGCTCCACTTAATAAATCACCAGTATGAATACCAACAAGAGTATCTAAAACTATAGCGGTAGAACCAGAAGGTACATCTTGAGGTATAGTTATAGTACTTGTTAGATCACCAAGGTGAATAATTGGTGAATTTAAACTTTGAGAATATGAATTAATTGTAGTAGTTTCACCATCAACTCTAAGACTTCCTTTAATAATGACGGTTCCTTGACTACTCAAACCATCTGGATGTGGGTCAATATACATAATATCACCCGAACCAGATACGGTAGAGATAATATTATCTTTTATTTTTATATTACCAAATCTGGTATCTGTATTAAATCCAACATTATTATCATAAACCCAAGAAGCACCAGTTACTTTAACTTCATTATTTCCATTTTCATCATATTCAATCGAAGACTCTCCATTACTCCCAAAAGATAAAGAAGTATCATCAGGTATTATAACTCTTCCAGTTCCATTTGGATTTAAAATTATATCCCCATTAAGGTCTGTTGTTGAAATAGTATTCTCATCAAGTCTTAAATTATCTACATTCCATTGATTAATTTTTAAAGTCTCTACATCACCCAAACCTGAGTTTGTTGCGGGTGCCATAATGGCTACAACACCCTTATCAGTATTTCTATTATTATGAGAAGCTACTGGAATAGTTCCAGGTTGATGCTCCATCATCGATACATAATAGTAACCACCTACTGGATACGCAGTAGTAGTATCATCTCCAAGAAAGATTCTATCTTTATATTGATTAATTCCACCAAAACTACCAATACCAGTTACATATCCAAACTCACCCCATTGTAAAGCAACTGGTTTTGCTGTACCAGAGGATCTCTTGATCCTAATAATACTCGCCATTTAAAAAGTTCCCCCATTAATATCTAAATTCTGAGTCGAACCTGGCGTAAGATCTAGAGTTGCTTCCCACTTTTGAGTTAGACCATTATAAACTAGAACCATTCCAGTTTGCAAAGTAGTTGCAGCAACATCACTGAGTTCTGTTAAAGAACCTGCTTGTGATCCAGTAATTGAAGCTAAAACTTTAACCGCTGGTTGCTGACCTACTCTTACCTTTATATCAGCCATTTACCAATACTAACGGGAATCTAAGAAGTATTTATATTCCCTCAAGTCCTAAACTACTTACAACTTCTTGTTGTTTGAGATAGAGTTTTGCATATGATTTAGCAATATCTTTCAACATACTTACAGAATCGCATCCATCTATCTCATTTGCAAGTTTTTGATATGCAAATTGTTTAGAAAGTGCTTCAAGTTTAATCTCATCTGGGTCCATTAGTAAGTTCCTTTAGTAAAGATTTAATTTCTTCGATATCACTTTTAAGTGTATCAAGTTCTTCTCGTTCTTTTTGTCTCTTTTGCTTCAGTTTTTGATATTGAGCATAACCAGAGCTATCATTGTTAATAATAGCTCCTGTATTTCTATCTCTAAAAAGATTATTATGTCCTTCGACAGGAATTAGATTGTCATCATACATATCAATCTAGTGCAATTGCTCTAAAATCTTTTAATCTAACTGGTTTTGATTCATTTGTCGAGGACATAACAATCTTAATTGCAAATCCATTAAATTGATCCAAATTATCGGCAGAGAATTGATACTCGGAATATGCATCCTCAGCGTTTGGATTTGGTGCAACGTATGCGTCTGCTCTTCCACTATTTTTATTAGGATCGATGACCTGATCACCAAATCCATCACCATCAGTATCAATTAAATTATCATATCCTGGGAATGGAACAAATTTCTGATCAACTCCACTAGAATCTAACTTATCTAATTTATAGAAAACTCTAAAATCAGCATCATCTTGTCTATGAGCAGCAACAATGACTTTTAAACTTGTTGCAGGTTTTTTAAGGCCAACACCCTTAGTAACAAATACTGAACCATGAGGATCATCATCTAAACTATTACTTCTAGAATCAATTGTATAGTCATCAATTGGAGTATTGACTTTATTTCTACCTATGATAAATGTTGCATTTTGAACATCCATCATTGGTGATAGATTTGGATTATTAGGATCTCTTTCAAAATCAACTCTTAATGTAAGAGATTTATTTCTAGGCATTGTTGAAAGTCTTTCAACTTCATTAATTTCAGAGGCAACCATTCTAGGAGTATCAAATTTTATTACTTTATTAAGAGTAACTGGTTCATAACCTTTATCTACGAAAGATGTTTCATTACCACCGGCACTAGTTCCTGTAATTGTCCTAATATTAGAAGATATTTTAGTTCCTTTACCAGGAGTAATGACATTAAATAGTGGTTGAAGAGAACTAAATTGATAGTTTTTAGAAATACCAACAGTATTTCCACCAAAACCTTTCTCAGAAGCAAAATTGACCATACCATCACCTGAACTTCTATCAATAGGTGCGAGTAAAGTTCTATCAAATTCAAGATGATATGTATCAACATTTGAATTTTTAGTATTATAATATGATGATGGAATATTATGTGTGGTATTAATTCTAGTTAAAGATATACCATTAACCTCATATGGTTGAATATCGCTATTAATTTGATGAATAATCTTTGGTGATCCATCAATTGATCTTCCATCAATAGTTAGTGTTCCTGCAGGGGAAGATGTTGCACTAATTCCATTATAAGAAACTATTTCTCCACCTATGAGAGCATAACCTCTAGAAGAGATATCACCTTCAAAAGTTTCAAAGATTGTGGTATTAGCAACAGATACCTGAGTTGAATTTAAATCGAATGTAGATGTAATTTGTGTTTTTTTAGTATCTGGAAGAACATCAACAATTTGAATCTTATTGTTTCCACCGTGATGTGCGTGAGTATACTGTTTAATACGGAATACATTTCCAGAATATTCTGATGAAATTAGTGAAGAATCTGCAGAGGCATTTACTCCAGAATCTGTTCTTGTACCAGAATTAAAGAAGTAAATATCTTGTGTATTGGTAAAGTTTTCACCCTGAACATCAGTCAGATATAAAGTATCAGTTGATGCACTGATAGAACTGATAGTAAATTTAGCACCAGTTCCAACTGGAGTTGCAATAGATGAAGTTACAATTCCAACCATTTCACCTTCAACATATCCAGAACCATTTGTAGTTAAAGATATACTGGAAACTTTACCATCCGCATCAGTATTAATTGTTACAATACCACCAGTTCCTTTTCCGGTAATTGAATAAAGTTCAACACCAGTTACACCAGTTTGTGATGCCTTATATCCAGAACCACCATTAGCAAGTACAACACCTGCCGCCGGTGCACCAAAGTTTTCAATAAATCCATTTATAGTATCTCCAGTTGATCCTTGAATAACTTTAGAACCAAGTTCAACAGAACTGTTAAGTGTTCCACTTATAGGTAACTTAAGTTTTCTTGGAAGACCTTCAATAGGATTAGTAGTTAATGTCGCATTATTATCTCCTTTTGGAGTGATGCCAGTATTATACCAGGTTAAAGTTCCTGATTCTACAAAGTTTGCTTTATATAATGTAAATTTAAGATCTTGGAACTGACTTGCTGTCCAAATAGTACCATTCTGAGATTTAAATAATGAACCACCGATATATTGTTTTGAAACAGTTACCTCCTGAACATCTGGAAGAATTGTTGGCGAAATTGCTTTTTCTCCCATAGTTGCAGCCCACACCTCATACTTATCAGAACTTGGAGCAAGTAAAACAATTGCATACTCCTTCTCTGCCTCTAAGAATACTGGTGATGAGAATTTTATATTTGTTGGTATGGGATCAAATTCATTGTCCTCATTAATTTTAATATCGTTTGGATTAAGAGCAACTTGAGCATAATCTTGAACTAAGAATTGTGTTGGAATTCCAAGTTCCATAGTTCTTAGTTCAACAAAGACCTTCTTATCTGGATCTTTAGATGCAAAATATATATCAAATGAAGTTAAAAATACACCAGTGCTATCTACAGTAAACGATTGTGCTAATGGATCTCTATGTACTGCTTTTGTTTTAACTGTAATATCAACTTGTGTTGGTTTAGACTTAGGTTTGGGTGGATTTCTAACTTGAACTTTAGTGCTTTTTTGTGTGAGAATAGTTCCCGAACCTTCAAAAGTACCTAATGCCTGAGATGCAAATGTGGTTGATCCAGGAACAACAATAGTGTTTGGTGGAACTGCAGTAACCTTAACAGTCTTAGTTCCACTCTTAACTCTAATAGAAGGTTTTGGTGTGCTATTAGGATCTTTAAAGAAGAAAGCAGCAACAATGTCTCCCCAATTATCTGAGATTAATTCTGCTCTCGTAATTTTTGCAATTGCACCAGATTCTTTTCCTATAACTGTAAATCCTTTCTCAACGTATCCATAATATTGTTGTTTAGTTGATAGACCTCTAACATTAAAATTAATTAATTTAGACGTAGGAGAATATGATATTTCCGGTGCAGGTCTATTTCTATCATATGGATCGCTTTCATATTTTTCAACAAGTGTAGATGGAGATGCTAATCCAGAACCAATATCTGGTGAGTCACTATCAGTGAATTTATGATTTGGTTTTTTAATTTGAATAAATCCAACTTTTTTACCATTTGAATCCAAAATATCAACATTTTCATTTGATATCAAAGTACCTGATATCATTTCAATTTCACAAAGCTTTGGTACAATATCAACTTGTTGACTATCAAGATAAAGATAATGCTTCATAAATGCTTTTAAACCATTAGCATTAAAATAGACATTTCTGGAACGCATCCATGGATCTACTTCATTAGATACTTTTACACTTTCAACATAATCAAATTCTCTAGAAGGTCCTGTAAGTTTTGGTTTAAATGTTGTTGTCTTAGTAGTAGTTGTTGTATAAACTGTCTGTTTTCTTCTCTCACCTCTACCACCACCTTTTTTATAAGATCTAACCTCAGATTTTGTATCTACATCTGTAGTGGTTTTTGCTATTTGTTTCCACTTAGCACCAGTCGATTCCTTCCTCTTGTCCTTAATGTAAATAGTTCTTGTCCAACTATCAGAACTAGGATCTAATACAACTCCACCTTGATATGCAATAACATCAAATGGATTAACATTTTCTTTTATTGTTGCATGTGGTTGATTTAACCATTCAACTTCAGTATATGCTAAAGTTAGCATATCACCAGTTTTTTGAATATTTGAATCTAATAATTTTTGATTAGAATTAGGGTCTGTTGTAGTTAAATCAATACCTGGATCTAAAGCAAGTTCTGCATTTATGCTCCATAAATCAACAGGTGCTATTGCAGCTGCATTTTCACTATCAATATCAATAGTACTATATCGAGGATCTGCAAGTGATTTGTCTTTAAAATCAGTAACAATAAATCCACTCTTAAATCTATCAAAACCATTAGCATCAGTTACAGCTAAAGATTTTGCATTAAGTTCCAACATTGAAAGACTGGTAACTTCTTCAAGATTTTCTATTCTATCTTCGAGAGCACCAATATCTCTCATAGTAAATCTTCTATTATCTCTCAAAAGAATTTTTGGATCTCTAGCAGTATTATAAAGATATGCTGGTAAAGAAATTTGAGCAATTTCCATTGCATCATCAGTAAGTATAGGTGCTTGAGGGATGTCAGCGGGTTCTCCCTTAACTACCTCTACCTGACTAAAACGATTAATGCTAATAAGATCAATTCTTGGTAGATAATAACTATATCCAAAGAATGAGGTTTCACCAGGAGTAACTACGTATCTAAACGTAGACTCATATTGTCTACTAGTAAAAGCAAATGGAGAGGCTGTAGTTGATAAATCGAATGGTTTAACTCTTGGTCTAAAATCAATTAAATCAGTAACACGAAGACCATTTGGAAGAGCAGGAATTTCATTCTTATATCTACTGGCACCATATGAATTGCAAGTAAATAAATCTCCACTATTACCAGAAGCAACATCATACTTATCAAAAATAACAAGTAAACGCTTATCTGGAGTTGGAGCACCAGTTCTTCTTACAATCCTAGAATAATCACAATATTCATGTTGACTACCATCATCCAATCTATAATTTTCAGTCAAATCAACATAACTACCATTAGTTAACTTTTGAAGTTCAATATTTAATGAAGAATCATCGAATTTAACATTTTCACCTACAATAAAATTATTACTATTTTTGGGAACATAAAAAACTTCATTTGATGTTACACTGACAACTTGACCAACTGCTCTACTATCGTGACCAATAATTTTTTCACCAATGATTACATTTTGGTTGAGCGACAATCCAGTAACAAAGGTCAGTTTATCTAGAACAGGTGCATTTGAGTCTGTAGATTCATAAACTGCACAAATATTTACAACATCTGGAAAATTTAGGGAAATTTCATTGTCTTCAATCCTAGTTCCATAGTACTTACTGGCAGTAAGACCATTAATAGTTTTAGTTTTTTGTGTTCTGGTTACATTTAATTGCTGACTTCTAATAAAATCTTTAGACTTATTAGTAACAGTTCTCTTAGAAAGAGTTGCAATTACAGTTACATTTGAATCGGATGCTTTGGTTAAACCATTAAATGTAACACTAGTTCCATTAGCACCTAAAGTAACCATGTCAGAGGATAATGATTCTATACTTCCATCAGAGTAATGAATTGAATATCTCTCAGCATCAAATACTTCATAAAATGCACTGGTAATTCCTGCTGAAGCATCAATTGCGTCGGCAAGAGTAATTTGCATACTATTACCAGAAACAGACTTACCATTAATTTGTTTGGTAATTGTTAACTGTGCTCCAGATAAATCAACTGATGCAATATTTTGAACAGGAAGTGTAGAATATAAACCAATAGCATCAAAATTAATGATTCTGGGAACCATCATTGAGAATGTATAGTTTCCATCAGCAGGGGTGTTAGAATAAACACCCGCAACAGAAGCAGTAGGATATGCTAGAGTAATACTTGTTCCATCAGAAGCAATATCACTAATCTCAACATAAACTGGATCAGCAGCACCAGTCTGATATTTAATAGTTCTTCCTTTTTTTATTCCAGTTACACCACTGAAAAATCTTCCACTAACTGTCCCTGTGGTTCCTCCATTAATTTTTAGTAAATCAGTCTTAGCAAAGTTTGGAAGACCTACTTCATGAAGAACAGTGTCTGCAATAAAGTTTTTCTGCAGACTGCTATTTAAAGCGTCAGCATCTTGGAATACTGCTTTAATATCTTCTGTGGTATATACAGTAATTTCAGTAATACCTGTTTGGAATTTGACTTCTTCGTTGATAATTACTTGCTCACCAACCAAAAATTCACCAGAAGTTTGACTTAAACTGTAAGTATTACCATCAACCGCTGCAAGATAACCAGTTGCACCACTAGAAAGACCTCTAACAAATGAAGTTAATGGAACATCTGTTTGATTATATGTATTGCTAAGGGTTAGTTCAGTAAATGTTTGAATATCATAAAGATATAAATCCCATTCAGTAGAATTTCCTTTGTAACTATCATCAGTTACACCAAACCAATAAACTCTTGCCTCACCAATTTTAGTATTGAGACCTGCATTTGTAGCATCTGCGATATTACTGGTGCCACTATTATTTCTTCTCTCTTTATACAGTTCAATAATATTAGAATTGGTACTATTAGCACTGGAAGTATCACCAATATTAATATATGGAACACCTGCTACATTATTAACTCTTAGAAGACTTCCTGCATCAAATGGAATTTGAGAAGTAGGAACTGTTTTTGTAGTTCTTGGTTTTTCAACATCTAGAACTGTTGAACCTACTAGATCAATATCATATCCTTTAACATAGGCAGTTCCAGCAGAAACTTTAACTGCCATTAGGTCTTCTACAGGAGTATTTCCTTCTTCAGTTACTTCATTAGATCTAAACAGACCGCCATTTCCTGTTTCATTATTGAGAGATTCTGAAACTTCAACAACAAAATTATCAACGGCATAGTCACCAGACTCGTCAAATGTTCTTTTAGCAAAATAATCTCTAATTAGATTATAATCAGATTTATTTTGTAATCTTTTGATTTCTCCATTATCAATTCTAACTAACTCTACAAAGTTAGTATCTTCATAATCGGTAAGTTGTTTTTTAGCTAACTTAACACTAATTTTTAATCTATCTGCACCAGGTGCAGCATAGTTTGTAAATCCTTTTGCATTATCATTCAGACTAGGATCTTCTTTTGAATTTATAACCTCTTCTACAATATCAAATCCAACCCTAAATGATGGTACATTACTATATGGATCAAGAACAATTTGAGAATTTGGAACATCAATAAATGTTCCTCTAATAAAGTAAACGCCCTCAGCAACACCCACAGCGTATCCTATGGCGGTTGAATTATCATTTACCAGAGTAAATACAGTATCACCTCTTACAAGCGTTGTATTCCCATATACAACGTTCTCTTCTAATTGAATTGTTTCACCATCAAAAAACTCTACAGACTCTCCATCAATAGCACCATCAGAATACTTAACAAATAAAGTAATTTCTTCTACACCTAAATTTGGTGGAAGAACATATCCTTTGATTGTACCAACAATCTCAGAAGTTACACCTTTAACTTTAGTTCCTTTACCGGAAATAATAGAATCTAGATATACACTTATATCAATACCTAGATGATTGGGATTTACTTTAATTGTAGTAAATTGATTATCACAAGTGATTCCTCCAGGAATCACCATGGAACCCTCTTTGAACACATGACTACCAAAGGATTCTACTTGGTTCTGTAAAATTGACTGAAGACCAGTTAATTCTCTCGCCTGAACAGGATGTCCAGGTTTGAACAAAACTTTGTAGAAATTTTTATCCCTATCAAAATCATCATAATAAGGACTTACATTGAGGTTAGTCTTCTGTGGCATTTTTTTAGAATTCCAGTACTATCTTTAAATCTTCTTTTTGGCGAGCATTTCTAGCAATAGTTGCTCGATTATCTAGGAAAATAACATCTCCTGATCCTTTATTTATCTCAGAAACTGCCATGCCTCCTGTAAAATTAACACCAAGGTTAATTAATTTTGTTCCCGATGGATTTGTGGTTAATCCAGCAAATCCACTATCAATAGATGCACTAAACAAAGACGTTTCACCAATAATATTTGCACCAGAGGGATCAAAATCATAATTTCTACCATCGGTACTAATTCCAAGATAATCTTGTTCGTTATTAGTAGTTTGATTTAAGAATAAAGATCTATCTTTAAAATATTTTAATACTTTAGTTTCTTGATCATAAGAAGCAACATATCCATAAGCTATTCCACCGGTAATAGTCTGTTCAATTTTTTCTCCTACTTCTGGAGTACTGCTAATATCTAATAATTTTAATGCATTCAAACTACTGAAACTAGATTCAGAAAACGTATTACTAGTTCCAACCACAGTTGGATTTTTTATAATTGAAACTTGTGAAAAACTTGTATCAATTGGAAAATCTTTATCATTACCATCAAAACGGGCATAGACAAGAACTTTATCAGATCCTAATTCTGTATAAATGTTGTATCCATGACCTTTAGATGGTGGTATAATTGGGATTAAATGTGCTGGACTAGTTTGAGTACTTGAATTAATTTTACCCAAATCAACCATTGCATAACTATATCCTTTACCACCGTTAGTAACGACAGTATTAGTAATTTTTCCACCAACAACATCAACTCTTACTCTTCCACCAGTTCCATCGCCAATAATATCCATTTCTTGCCCAATACCGTTAGCGTAGTTGGCACCAGGATTTTCAATGTAAACAGTTTTTATTTGATTTTCATTTACAGATGAATCCGCTGCTTCTCTGATTGTTTGAATTTCTATATCTGTTGAAGATTCCCAGTTATTTGGAACTGTAATGTACTCGGTAGAGTCAAACTTTGTAATATCACTTGGACTTACTGAAAACAAATATTTCCAAACATATCCATCACCACTATCACCAGCCTTAGTTGGTTCTAAATCAGTAAATTTTGGTTGATCCTGAGATACGTTTCCTTTTTTTGTTGAGGAATTTTCTCCACTAGATCCATTTTCAATACAAATGTAAACCCTAAAATCCTCATTTAGAACATAATAATTTGCATCATATAATCTGGATGAATTAGTTAAAGGTGATGGATTCAGAATGCTATAATCATGACGATACATCTCATAACGATTACCTTTAACATAATCTATTCTTCTTATCAATCTTCTAACATTGGAAGAAGAAACTTTTTTTCCAAACATAGTAACATCACCAGAATGTGATGTGTACTGCAAATTATCAATAGGTGCGGGAGTATTAGTATTCCAAGTAGAAGATCTACCAAATCCATCTATGGTTGGATTTGGAAGACCTAGAGTAATGTAATAAGAGTTTTTATCGTCAAAAAACGATTCAACAAAATTACTGGCATTCAGAATTCTAAATTGATCAGTAACAAGTGCGGACATTTTTATCTTTTTTTATATATTTATAGTAGATTATTAGGGATAAAATTGAAGATTATCACTATTCCCTTTAGAGCGGACTGCTCCAGTTTTATTTTCACCAAAATTCCCTCTTCTCTGAATAGTTGGGAATGTTGAAAGACCAGCATCAACAGTTAAACCACTAACACCAATAGCAATTGGATTAGTTCTGGTTATTCCATCAGTTCCATTATATAGTCTACCCCAAGACATTGTTCCAAGAGAGGTTGTTAAACCTGCTTGACTATCATCAAAGTTTCCAGTAGATGCAATTGATGTGAGATTACTAGAAGAGGTTACATTACAAATAATTTCACCATTTGAAAGTAAGGATGAATATGAATCCACAATGTAAATATTATCAAGGAATGATGTTCCAATACCAACAATTGCAGAATCTGAATCATATACTGAAACAACACCATTACCAACTTTAGTATTACTAATCATAACTGGATATCCAGATTGAAGAGTATTAACATTACTTGCAACTTTCAACTTACCATCATCCGTATAATCTGATAATCCCTTAAAGTTAAACTTAATTGCCTTTTGACCTCCACTTCCAGTAGTTTCACTAATACCAGTGATAATTCCACTAAATCCTTGAACATCTTTAAAATTAGTAATTTTTTCAGTTCTTGAAGTAGAAATTCCTATAATTGCATTTGGTGGAGTAGAATTTGTGTATCCAGTTCCAGTATTAGTTACAGAAATTGATGTAACATTTCCTGATGCAGAAATTGTAGCAGTTGCCTCAGCACGAACTTGTTTTTGATAGAAACCAAAATCAAATCTCTTACCCAACGCTTCTGTATTAACAGTATTTTTATTGAGTACAACAGTTCCATTACTTTCTGAAGAAATGGAAATAACATTGTAAGTATTATCAATAATTTCTAATGAACCATCAAACACACTTTTTAATGACTGACCAACTACAATTGATCCAGTGTTAATACCAGTAATAGTATTAGATCCTGCCCCAATAGTCCCACCTCTATCGGTAATTTGCGGTCTGAATACATTATCTCCAATTCCACCAATTGGTAATGCAATACTAACACTAACTGTACCTGGAGTGTATCCATTACCACCATCAAGAATATTGACGGATGTAATCGATCCTGCAGTACTAACAACTGGAGAAAGTTTTGCTGATGTTGGACTGACACTTTCACTAATGAATGCATCAAAATCAAAAGATCCTTGATTTACTCCATAAATTTGATTATCATACTTAAAGAATTGAGCATTATCTACGAAAATTTCAGTAGAAGATGAATCTAAATCACCAATAATTTTAGATGTTGGGAAAATTCGTGGTTCAAGTCCTGATCTAGTCTTATAAACGACTTCTCCTTTAATATATTTGTCTCTTTTCTGTTTTATCCAGTCAAATGGTTTAAATATATTTTGATTTATACCAGGACCAGTATAGATTGGTGTTTGAACAGTATCAGAAGAACGAATATCTGTAATTGTTCTTGATTTTAATTGATCAACAGTTTGTTGATGTAATGGATGTTTTTTAACAAATAAATCATCACCAATTTTAATAGTTTCTGTAATATCCACAATACTAACATCAACACCCTCTTGACCAAGATAGAAGAAAATGTCTACCTTATCATTTTTATCTGGTGCTTCTGTGAAAAGAATTGTTGTACCACCAGTAAATTCATAAGAGAGACCAGGTTTTTGAAGAACACCATTTACAAAAATTAAAAGAACTGCATCCAAATCAATTGCTGAAGAAAGTGGACTGCCTTTATCAAGTTCAAAACTTAAGAGTTCACCAATATAGAATAATGGGAATCTTTTTCTAATTCCATTTTGAAGACTTTCAATTGAATCAATAAAATCCATTTCTCCAAAAGTCCAAGCAGAGAAGAAATCATTAAATGTACTTATAACTTCAACTTGGAAAGGAGAAATAGGTTCATTATAATCTTTAGCAGTTACAAGACCAACTACTTCAAAAACATCTCCAGGTTTAAATGAATATCCATTTCGAACGACTTTGAACGAATCAATATTAAAAAGTGTTGAACCAATACCAACAGTTGTTGATGCAGCACCAACTGTTAGATTCATTAAAAGATTTTTACCAGTTTCGTTCGTAAGACCAACACCAAGTCTAGAGACACCTACAACAGGCATATTTTCATAAACTGGTTCTGGAATTTCAATAACTGGATTAACATATCCACTTCCAGGATTTGTGATATTGAATGCAAGTGTTCCTCCTACACCTACAGTTGCTTCAACTACAGCACCTGTTCCTGCACCACCACCAGGTCCAACATTTACAGTAATTGTATTACTGGTAACTGAAGTAATTGTCAGATTAGATCCAGATGCTGGGTCTGTAGATCTTGGATATGGTTGTTCAGTAAAGAAATTATCATCAGAACATCTAAAGAATAATGAATCATCAGTAATAGTTACTGTATTGGAAACAGTTAGACCGTGATTTTGAATAGTAAGTTGAAGTACACCAGTATGTGAAGTGTACTTTGCCGCAGTTGGTGTAAATTGAGCACCGGTGTTTGCTGTAATAGCATTAGTTTCTGCTCTTTCGAATCTATGCTCATATGCAAGATCGGTTACAGCAATTGAAACTGGATCTCTATAACCAGAACCAAAATTTAAAGAGAAATGCTCATAAACTTCACCTTGACCAGTATAATCGTGAGTAAACGCACTTGGACCAACGTTTACATTTAATTCAGTTGCACTAATAATATTAGTAATATCAAATGAAAGATCGGGATCTGGGAAAGTTCCACTATATGCAGGAGTAGATGTAAATTGCAATCCTAATAACTTGACTCTACCACCATCTTTTAAATTATGAGAATCTGAAGTCTCAATCTGAAGATTTCCTGAGAACTTATTATAGTAAGCAGTGCTGATAGAAACTGGATTAGTCCAAGTATTGATACCAACAATATCGGCAATTGCTCCTCCTGCACCTTTAGTTGCTTTAACTTTTGCTCCAAGAAGAGGTGCATATCCAAGTCCAGGTGTAGAACCTAAAGAAACAATCAATCCACCTCTTGGAATTTGATTCTGATTAATATCAAATGTAGATTCAATATTAGATCCATTTGCTGAAGTAATACCTGTAAATATTACACTGGTAATTCCTGATACACTATCACTTTCAATTTCGTAGTTATTTCCAGAATTATTCTCAGTAGTTGGAGTTTGAAAAACTCCATTAATGAATAATATTCCATTACCAGCATCAATACCTGAAGTATTAGCACCTCCAACAGTTAATGTGAAAGTTTTACCAATTCCAGTAAATTCATCAGATATATCATCAAAAATCATATTTGAATCATAATTTGATCTCAAGAATGTTCTTCCGTTATATTCTGATTTTACGTATGGTAAATTAGATTCATCTCTTCTTGCTCTAGTATTTCCTTTTGGTGGATCCAGGAAAAATACTTCGTTTTTAACAATATTAAATGATCCACGATATACTTGTACGTTTGATCCATCAGTGTGTGATGTAGCAGCAGAACCAACAACACCTCTTTTAACAGAAACTGTTGGGTGTGTTGCAGCACTTCCAGCCGCAATAATACCATTAATTGGACCAAGGATTTGACCATTAAAGTTGGTACTAAGACCAACTTCAATGACCTTCATATATTCATCATCAATTCTAATAACGTCTCTTGGTTGAATTGATGAAATACCACTGAGATTAAATGTGGCAATACCAGCACTAATTGTACCATTATTAAAATCGAGACTGTGACTAATAGGTGTAAATGTAATTGGTTGCTGTATAATACCATCAAGAGCAATAACTGTCTTAGAAAGTTTTTTAGTGAAATCTAATTCATGAGCATTTCCTTCACCGGCATCAGTAAATGTTACAAAGATACCTGCTCTAGCATATTCTTCTTTAGTTGCTAGTTTAAAAGTATCTGGTGTAATAGCAATAGGATATACTTTTTCTGGAAGTTTATCAGTTACAATTCCAAGATAATTTTCTGTAGAACCAATGCCTACTGCACTCTGACCGACTCCAGCAAATGTAGATTTTGGTGTATAAATCAGTTCTTCACCAGTATTAAAGAAATGATTTGGGAATGTGAATAATCCTGTTTCATAATTCAATTTAGTTGTGTCTGCAGGATTAAATGATTTGCTGTAAATTGGAAAATTTGAATGGGATAATTTAAAATTAACTTTGTTTGCTCTTATGCCATTTAAACCATCAAAAGCAGTTAAGAAAATATCTTGTTTTGATGGTCCAAATTCTAAAGATTGTGGTTCATTATCAAAATCACTAGCTCTATAAAGAACTTCATTGAATGATTGTGCTTTAACATCATATCCAGGATCTGGATAGAAGTTTAGATAGAAATCATTTCCATTAATTTGAGATCCGAATGTTCCAATACCTGTTGTAGTACTAATTCCTGAGAATGGACCAGGAGTAACATATGTTTCTCCTTCAATATTATTTGCAATAATCGTAACCTGATGTATTGCAGAAGATTGACCTGCAGAAACACGAACAATAGAAGTGGATGATGCAATTTCATTAATATTAAAAGTACCTAATCTTATAGGTCCTGTTCCTTCTCCAAATGTAGACTCCAATCTTGCACTTTTCTCAGATTCTTCTGGTTGTCCACTAACAAGGAAGCGATATGTTCCAATACCAGATGTTGTAGTTCCAAATCCAACAATGGTGGAACGGACATCATATACATCATTAGAAGTTTCATTATTGGTCACTGTTAGAGAAACTATTCCTGAGTTTGAATCATAACTAGCACTAAGAATTCCTGTTTGAACTGAACTATATGAAATATTTTCAGAATCAAAATAATATTCATTTAGATAAGTATCAGTTCCATCAAAGTCAATAGATGCTTCAATATAATTTGCATGTATTCCAATTCTATCTTTAATTTCAATGCTGGTAAATGCACCATTAAAATTATTTACATCAAATTCTGCAATAGTTTTTGTGCTTGAAGCAGTTCCAACGCTACCAATTCCTGATGTAAATGTACTTGTAAGATTAATAGAACCAAAATTTTCTGTCCCAATTCCAATAATATCTGCAGAAAGATCTTGATATAAGTATATTTTCTTAAGAATTTTAATATCATGATCAGTATTATATGGATCAACTGGATCAAATATTAAAGTTTTTCTTCCAAAACTATCAACATTTGCACGGAAAGTGCCAAGTAATTTTTCACTAAAACTATTATACTTTGTAAACAGGTAAGTATTAAGTAAAGTAGATTGCAATACTAACTCAGTGATTTGTATATTTCCTGTATCTGGATCAATAATTTGAATTAAATATCTCACATGATCAGTAAGAGTGTCAATCTCTTCAATTTCTACGAAAACATCTTTAAATCCACCACTAGAAAATTCATCACTAATATCATCATGTATTAAAACTCTATTAGTTCTGCATTCAGTAAAGTCCGTTAATTTTTTATTTTCAATTTGCAGTGAATTGGATTGTAAGAAATTATCAATTGTACTTTCTTGAGGATTATCATCAATAGCATTATCAAATAAATTGATAGTATCTACTCTTTTTTCATCAATGATATCAAGAATAGTTGTTGTTGTCACTTCTGCTGTAATAGATGATCTTACATCTGCAACTGAAGAAATTCCAACATCGGCAAAATTTTTAAGACCTGCAGGGTGCAATATACTGTTTACTGGTGATGAAAATTCATCCCAACTAATCGGACTCTTAACAGAGTATGAGAGATTTTGATAATAATCATTATCTGGAATAACCTGATTGTCTTCACCAATTTTACCAATATCATTTTTCCATCCAATATCAAGTTTAGATGAATAGTTAATATTGAATTTTGCTCTCTTTCTATCAACTTTAACTACATCAGCAATGCACCCACTAATAGCACCTTTAATTTTATTTCCTTTCTTTAAACTAAATTTTCCATTTGTCTTAATAAAATCAGATCTTACTAAAGAAACTGTGAGGTCTGATTTTACATACCCATTACCACTATCCACTAATAGTGATTCATTGATAGTAAAACTACCTCTATCTTGAATTACTTCAATATCTGGATAATTTTTACTATTAATAATTGTTGCATATCCAGATGCATTAGTTTTTGCAATTCCTGGATTTGTAGTAAATCCAATACCATCTGCACCAGTTAATGCAAACTCTAATGTTGCTGGATTTGAATTATTATACGAAATGACTTTAAAAAACTTAAAGTTATAATCTTCAGAATTGTACCCATCTCCATCATCAATAGTCTCAATTCCTTCTACAAATATAAGATCATTTGGAGCAAATTGAGGTGTTGTAAATCCAAAAACCGGAGTTTCTAAAACACAAGTAACTATTCCGGCATTACTACTACTGATACTACTAATACCGATACCATTAGAGTTATTGATTAAAACAACTTTATGTGGTTCAGAATCTAAACCAAATATAGGTGCTATCTGATCAATACTAGTAACAGAACCAGTTGAAGCATTAGCAATTAAAGATGAGGAATCTACAATTTTGTTAGTAGATTGATTAAAAAGTAATGCTTTAGGATCAGTAAGATAATTGTTACCTGGATTTACAATATTAAATCCTGCAACAGTATCTAAATTATCAATTTTAACTATAGGTGGAACATTTGCTTGTGGTCTTAATGTTTTATCTGATGGATAATCATACCCAATATTATTAAATTTTAGTCTATTAATTCTTCCAATGGAAGATGAAACTACTTCTATATTTGCATTAATTCCATTTAAAGTATCAATGCTTTTAAGTTTTGGAAGTTGTTCATATCCAAATCCTTCGGAAATTATATCTATTTTTGATATAGATCCGTCAATAATATTAGAAGATTTAACTCTGTATTTTAAAGAATCACATTGATTTGGTGCATATGATAAAATTTGTGGTAATTTTGATGGTGAAATATTAAACGTAGTAGGTTCTACGTTAAATATTGAATATTTTCCATTATATTCACTATCAATATAGTTAATCTCTGAGAAATTAACTACATCTCTGTCAGCAGTACTAATATATCCACCCTTTTCAAGAGAGTAAAAAAGTTTAGATGGTATATTTTCAGAATACTTAATGGTAACTGATGCACCACTAAGACCTGCTGTACCAACACCAATAACATTGAAATCTAAGTTATCAAAAGATGAATTATATTCATTAATAAAATCATTTTCTTTATAGATTTTTAGTTCATATCCCGTGAGGGATGGATCTTCCAATTTAATTTGAAGATCACTATTTCTTACAACATTAATTTGTGGATTAATTAATGAGAACTTATGCTCTGCACTACCAGTTCCAGTAATATCAATAACTTTTTCTGTAGTTGAATTAGTTTCATATAAAGTTTCTGCAAGTTTAAATGTATTAGAAGTAACTTTTATAACATAATAAGACTTACCTGAGACAAGACCAGACGCTGCAGTATCTGCTTCATAGAATATCTTATCACCAGTTTTGTATCCATGATTAGAAATTGTAATAATATTATTACTAATATTAATATTGGATGAATCAATAGTTATACTATTAATCAATAAAAGTTGATTATTTACATCAAATTTTGCAGTTGTTGCTGCAGTTGTTCCAAAACCAACTATAACATTGGGATTAACCTCTAAACTGACAATATCTCCAAGTTGCAAACCGTGAGTAGCACCACAACTAATTTTTGTATTAATTTTGTTAAGATTACCAGTTATTTGTACAAAATCTGAAGATAATTTATACTCCGAATTATCACTACCATTACTATAGAAAAATAATCCATTTCCAGCAGTTGTGAGACCAACTTGAGTTGTTAAACCAATATAATCTTTACCCTTATCAATTACATAAAATTCAGATATTGTTTGAGGAATAAAAAATGTATTGATATTACTATCATTATTAGCAACAACAATTTGATCTACGGCAGGATTTGCAGATTTTTCTAATATGACTTTTTGTCCCGTTTCAAATGGATGATTTGGTATACGGATTTGTCTGAGTGGAAGATTGACTGTTACATTTGTATCGCCAACTGAAAATGTCTTTTCAATAGCTCCACCAGCAGTTGTTCCAACACCAACAGATTGATGTCCATTAAAATATATTGAATTATTTCTTTGGGAATTAAACTGTTTGGTTTTTACTGGAAGAACTATGCGATCATTAAGAAGTTGAAGTTTACCGCCAGAATTATGAGCTACACCATCATTACCAAATCTTTGAACTCTTAAAATTCCATTATTAAAATCATCTAATACTGTTACAATTTCAGTTCCTTCATTAGAAACGATATTAATAGAATTACCAATCGAAACATTATTAAATTTTCTAGAAATAATAATATCTTCATACTTACCATAAGGAATAGAAGTATATGCAGACATTGTTGCTGCAAGAGAAACAGTTTCAGTACTAAATCCAACAGTAAATGAATCTGTAAGACGATCTACTGATCTAGATAATTCGGAAATAGAAACTGTGTCATTATTAAAAATTTCATACCCCGAAGTGTTATAAGCAGATACTTCTCTATCATTATCCCATTCAAATACAACATTTTCATAACTTTCAAGTGTTGTATTGAGAGAAGTAATTGCAACACCAACCAATTCAGATACTTCTGCTCTTAATCCCGTACCATTAGTTCCCTCATTATCAAAATTAACTCTATCTCCAATTCTATAATTGAGACCACCATCAATAACATCAACTCTGTCTATAATTCCTTGAGATACTGATTCTATAAAACTTGATTGATCCGTCTGCTCATAACTTTCGTTAATAAAGTCATAATCTTCCCTTAAACGACTAATACTGTATGGTAAAGTATTTCTAACAAGATTTGAATTATTAAAATCAAATTTATGATCTAGGGTCAGATTATCTTCAATAAATTTTGATTGATACGTATTTCCAATAAAATATGGGTATTGTGGTTCAAATGCTGCAGGAGTTGGAGAGGTAATATCTTCAGTAACACCAACAAAGTATGCATAAACACCATTTGGATAATCTGGAGTTTTTGTAAAACGTCCATTATGTCTATCTAAGTCACCACTTCCAGTATATCTGTAATCTTCGATAAAGAATCCATCCTCAAAATTTGGTCTATCTTCAACTAAAGAAGATAATAATTCATAACTTGGTTTGATTACTTTAATATCGGAAATATTTTTAGGATCGGAATATGCATAAGGACCATAAATTGGATTTCCATCATATGCCCATCCAATAATTGGTGAGTGAAATCCATCTAATGACTCAAGATTTTGTGCTAAATCCTCAGAGTATCCAAATATTCCATATATGAGAGAATCTTCTTTTTCATTTTTATATAAGTTTGAGAAAATCTTTTTACTTTGATTTTTGGAGAATTGTGAGAATCTTTTAGCATCATTAATACGGAGTCTTCTAACTCTAGTATCAAATTTTGCACCAAATCCTCTAGACTTTACTCTAATTGTTGCATTATTACTATATCCAATGCCCTCATTGATTAATACAACATCAGTAATTTTACCGTTAGTCATTACTGGTCTAAGAATAGCACCAGAACCTGTACTATCTTCAACAATCAATTCTGGAATTGATTTATAATCTGCACCACCATTTAAAACCTGTACATCAACCACTCTTCCATTGTTAATAATGGGTAAGAATTGTGCATTTCTACCCTCAGAAATACTAACAATTGGTTTTTTATGAAGATTTATGGTTGTTGATCCATAACCAGCACCAACTTCATAAAGATATGCATCAACAATTTCCCCAGTAATAAGTGGGGTAAATTTAAATGTTCCAGTCGTTCCACCAAAAGAAACGTTTGCAGATACTTCAATGGGAGGATACTGGAATATATGATATCCACTACCAACATCTGTAAGAGTAGTATGCTTATCCCTTACACTATCTGTAGTAATTGTACCACCAATACCTATATTAATTAATCTAAAAATGTCTGAATCAATCTTCTGAATTTTGTATTG